ATCCAGAGGGCGTCTTGCAGAAGCAGGTCTCGGTGCGTGAAGACCCGGTGCAGGAGAACATGAAGATGCTGCAAGGTCAGGGCGCGAAGGCGTTCCTCGACCAAGATCAGGACGCACACATCGCTGTTCACATGAACTTCGTCAACGGACTCAACGAGGAAGCATTGGAGCAGATGGGGCCAATCATGCAGGCGCACATGGCTGAGCATTACGCCTTCAAATACTTCAACGAGATGAACCGGCAGATGGGTGGAAAGCTCCCACCACCGGGATCGTTCTCACCAGAGCAACCGCTTGACCCACAGATGGAGATGCAGATCGCACAGGCGGCAGCACAGCTCCCGCAGATCGAGATCATGCCGCCATCTGAAGATCAAGAGGATGACTTCGAGCGCGAACAAGTACGCAAGGATGAGGAACACGCTCGTGAGCAGGACAGGAGAGATGAGGCAGTGCTCGCGGAGATAAACCGTCAGGACTTGTCAGCTCTAAGCAAGGAAGACAGGGAAGATGCTGTTGCGAGAGATAGGGTCTTGCGCGAAGACCGAGCCGCCAAAGCCAAAGAGAAGCGCGAAGATGAAGCAAGCAGAGCTAAGACAAGACGTGAAAACACAGCTGCAAAGGCAAAACCGAAACCAAAGGCACAGAGTAAATAGGGTGGAGAACGTCAAACCAAAAGACGTTCGTGCCGCACGCGAGTTCCTGCGCAAGCGTGGAGTTCGTGGTGTATCCCCTCGACAGTTCGCCCGATCCAGTAAGGAATCCGGCATTTCGTATCAGGCACTGCTAGATAGTTTGGCAGGCGTAGCAAGGAGAAAGTTAGATGGCATTCACACTTAGAGGGTTCGTCAACGATCTTGACAAGATCGTGCAGCAAACTCAGGGCAACATGGCACTCAAGTTAGCCAAAGGGCAGTGCCCGAACATGGAGACGTACCACCGTGAGGTTGGTCGTATTGAGGGCATGGGACTGGCTGTGCAAACAGCACGCGACATGCTGACGCAGATGGAAACAGCTGAACAAAAAGGCGACCTTCCAGAAATGGGAGGTGAAGACTAATGGGCGCAGTTGACTTCACACAACCAGACGCAGCCATTGATGCTGAATTACCAATTCAGCCGATTGGCTGGCGCGTCCTGATCCGACCGTATGAAGTGGCAGCACAATCTGAGCATGGCATCGTGTACACAGACGAGACCAAGGAATCGGAAGAGCTGCTGTCTTACGTAGGGCAGATCGTTGCTATGGGAGACCAGTGCTACAAGGTAACGACGCGATCAGGCATCAACATGGCTGACATCAATCCAAAGCCGAAGGTTGGCGACTGGATCATGTACGGCACTTATGGTGGGCAGACCATCAAAACCAAAGCTGGAGCAAAGTATCTCATCATGAATGACGATGGGATTATGGGCATCGTTACTGATCCTCATGCGTTCCGGGTGTATATTTAACAGGGGTAAGGAACATGCCACGAGAGAATGAAATTGTCTTTGAAGACCTGCATGGGTCTCCAAAGGATGAAACAGTAACGATTGACTTGGACGCTGGCTCGAAAGACGATGGCATCACGCGCACTCCCGCTGAGCAAGCGGCAGACGCTGATGCTGGCAATGACGACGACATCCAAATTGATGGACTTCGCACCGCTGATGATGACGCTGTGGTGAGGGCCGACGATGACGATGACGCAAGTAGGGCCGGTGAGGATGATGAAAAATACTCGAAGAAGGTGAAGGCTCGCATACAGCGAGCGACTCGTGCTACACGCAAGGAAAAGGATCGAGGCGACTACTGGGAGCATGAGGCCCGGAAGTTAGCCAAGGACGGTTACGATAACGAGAAACGAACCGCTGAAGGTATCATCGAACGAGCCGACTCTCAGCTTGAAGACACGCAGACCCAGCTCGAACAAGCTATCGAAGATGGGAACACGAAAGATCAGGTCAGACTAACGACACAGCTTACTGATCAGAAGGCTGCAAGAGTTCGAGCTGAGGTGGCTCTGGAAAACCTACCCACTGATGGCAATGTACAGCCATATAGTGGTAAGGTTGCTGGCAAGAAGTCCGGTGATCAGGAGACAAAAGCTGATGATTGGATGGACGGTCACAGCGACTGGTACGGTGCGCGAGGCTTTGAACGCCAAACGCGCCTTGCCAATCGCATTGACAAGGAAGTATTTGATGACGGCTTTTTGCCTGATACTGACGAGTATTTCAAAGAACTCGACAAGCGTATCAAGGAGAAGGAGCCGAAATTGTTTGATGACTCGGATGATGCCGATGATGCTCAGGAAGACAGGGACGATAAGCGACCAGCACGGTCACCAGTCGCACCAGTCGGTGGAGCAGAGAATCGTCGCCAGAGTGCGAGTAGCAGCAAAGTCCAGCTCACGGAGGATGACTTCGCGAATATGAGGCGCTTTAATCTTGACCCCAACGATCCAGAGGTCTTGAAAGAATACGCTAGGAATAAACGTGAAGTTGATGCCGGAGAAAGACGATGACTGCTAACAAGAAAAGAAGTAAGAAGAAGGTTGCACCGAAACCCGCTGTAACCAACCATGGCGTTGACCATGGACACGAATCTCGTGTGGATGAGATTTCGGAGTACGATGCCACCCACCCGCTTGAAGCGGCACCTTACATACGTCCATCAAGTTTGGACGCACCAGACGCTCGTGAAGGTATGAAGCAGCGCTGGGTAAGGCAGTCAATTCGGGGTGCGGCTGATCCCAAGAACTTAAACCGAAGTTGGCGAGAAGGTTGGCGACCTCGCTCACCGGACACGCTCACTGAAGAGTGGCGCGTTTACGCTAACTTCGCGGATAAGAACGAAGGGATGATCGTGGTGGATGATCTTATCTTGATGGAGATTGACTCCAGTGTCCTTGCGAAACGCAAACATGCAACTGAAGCGGCAACCGCTGCACAGATGCATTCCGTTGAACATGACCTTGAGTCTACCCAGATAGCTGGACATCCGATTTCTCAGGAAAACAGATCGTCAGTAACCTATCCGGCTAGACAGATTCGTCCAGCGCAGGTAGCCGACGATGAATGAGGTAATGTTCAATGGCAAATCTCGACGCACCTAATGGGTTTGTACCCATTCGCCACCGCTCTGGTGGCACCGTGCGATATTCAGGTGGCTTCACGATAGACTCCGCAGAGGCTTCCAGCATCTTTCAGGGTGATGCAGTAATTATGCACGCAACCCCGGCAGGTAACGGAAACAACATTGATGTAGCAGCTGCTGGTGGTGGTAGTGTTATCGGCGTTTTTGCCGGTTGCCAGTACACAGCTGCGAACGGTGATGTTGTATGGACTAACCAATGGGTGGGCGGTACTGTCACCCTCGGTAGTGTCCCTGCGGAAGCATTCGTGTACACCGACCTGAATATCGTTTATTCCGTCCAATTAGAAGGCGCTTATGTCGCAGCCGATGTTCAGGAGTATTCTGACGTTGTTGCTGGGGCAGGCAATGCTGCAACCGGAGTTTCTGGCTTTGAAGTCGGAACACCGGGAGCTACCACTGCTCAGTTCCAAGTAATTGGTCTTGCACTTGCACCTGACGGCATTTTTCCGGCAGACGCATCCTCAGTTGACCCACGTGTAGAAGTGGTTATATCTGAGAGCGCTCTGATCGCATCGCCGCTCGCAACCATCTAAAGGGAGAATGACTAATGGCTATCATGAATCGCGCTCGCTTTAGAAAGGAGCTGCAAGAGGGTCTCAACACCGTGTTCGGCTTGGAATACAAGCGTTACGAGCAGGAGTGGAGACCTATTTTCGATGTAGAGAACTCAACCAAAGCGTATGAGGAAGACGTACTGCTTGCTGGCTTGGCTGGCGCACCTGTGAAGCCGGAAGGCGCACCTGTGACGTATGACCAAGGTGGTGAGGCGTTCGTCTCTCGTTACGTCCATGAGACGATTGCCTTGGCATTCTCGCTCACGGAAGAAGCTGAGGAAGACAACCTCTACGGGTCTATCGGCAACAAGTACAGCAAAGCGCTGGCTCGCTCGATGCAACACACCAAAGAAGTTAAAGGTGCTGCCATCTTGAACAACGGCTACGACTCCACCTTCCCCGGTGGTGACGGAGTTGAGTTGTTTGCGACGGATCACCCGCTCTTCGGCGGTGGCACGCAGTCGAACACGTTCTCGACACAGGCTGACCTGTCAGAGACTTCCCTTGAGGAAGCCCTGATTGCAATCAGCAAGTTCGTGGACGAACGCGCACTTCCAATCGCTGTGCGAGTTACCAAGCTGATTATTCCGACCGATCTGATGTTCGTCGCTGAACGTCTGTTGACCAGTCCGTACCGTCCGGGCACGGCTGACAACGATGTCAACGCGATGAAGAAGATGGGCAAAATCCCCGGTGGCTATTACGAGAACCATCGTCTCACTGATGCAAATCAGTGGACGTTGCTTACCGATTGCCCCGATGGATTGAAGCATCTGATCAGGAAGAACATCCAACGTGGACTTGAAGGCGACTTCGAGACCGGCAACATGCGCTACAAAGCGCGTGAACGCTATTCGTTCGGATGGTCTGACTATCGTGGTGCCTTCGGCAGCTCTGGTACGACCTAAGCAGTAACTGAATGAGCCGGGAAGGTATGGTGGCAAGTTGCGTACATAGTGGCGTGGACGACCTACAGCCACCCGGCTCTTCTTTTAATTTTTAACCCTGAAGACCACGCAAGTGGACTGGAGACAGACAGATGGGTAAGCGAAGCACAGTAAAAGGCTATTGGCGCGCACAAGGCGCGACCGAGGCAAGTTCTAGTAAAGTACCGGCACCAGCAGTTGCTGTGGTTCCGGTTGTATTGGCAATCAGAGGCATTGACGCAAAGCTCGCAGCAGCAGGAATCCTGACCGGCTATTATCTGCCGATAGGCGCTATTCCGCTGAAGGTTGACGTGTTCAGTGCAGCTACTGGCGGCACTAACCCGCTGCTTGATGTGGGCCTTGAGTTAGGCACACCGGACGATGACGGTCTAGTTGACGGCGTTGATATAACGGCAAGTATTACCGCTGTCATGGGTACTGGAGGCGGCGTGTTACTTGGTGTACCAAACACCGAGTTGGTACAGATCACCGTCAGTGATGGTGGTGGTACAAATGCTACGGGTGGCACGTTCGACCTGTTCATCACGTACACGTTTGATGATGACGGCAAAGTCAGCGACTAGGGGGATAACTCATGTCTCATTTTGGTAAGCAGAGAGTAATTGTTGCCACACAGAGGGGCGTGGGTGCTACCTACATCCCAATCAATCGTTATCTTTCCGAGCTAAGTGTGTCGGTTGTCCCTAACGGGGCAACCTATACCGTTGATTACACGCACCAGAACATCTTGCGAGTACCAGCACCAAATGAACTGGATGGCTCAGATGTCATTGCAGCGGCAAGTGCCACGTGGACTGTTGTCGGATCACCAAGCAATGACGCCATAAACACCGACTTGCTGGCGTTTGCGTTACGCCTGAATGTGTCATCCACAACTGGTGGGGCTATTGCCGCAGCAATTGCTGAGGATGGTGGTGTCTTTACCGATGAAACCGCTGAAGCCAACGAAGGCAGCGCAGATGATATGACGATCTTTCCAGCCGTTCCTGTGGCTGAAGTTGATCGTTATAACTTCGGGTTCACTACAGCAGTTGGTGGTCTTTCTATTGATACCAGCACGGCTGCAACGGGGACACATACGGTGGTTTGGGAGTACTGGGACGGTGCAGCATGGTCAGCATTGTCTGGCGTCACTGATGGCACAACCAACTTCCATGTGTCCGGCGCTCAGACAGTTACGTGGACTGTTCCAGCTGACTGGGCAAAATCGGTTATTAACGGGCAGGGGCCGTACTACTTTGTACGTGCTGAGATTCAGACAGGCTCGGTGACGCAGATTCCAATTGGTGAGCAAGCCTTCGACCTAGAAGCTCCTACAACTATTCGCATATTGCAGGGGTAAATCATGGCGACATCTGGGACGTACATCTTTAATCCCGATCTCGCTGAGTTGGTTGATGAAGCCATGGAGCGTGCAAGGATAGACCCGGCGCACATCACGTCGCGCCACATTCTATCTGCGCGCCGCTCCATGCGTTTCATGTTGGCTGATTGGGCGACTGACGATTATCACGACTTCCGCATCGTGCGGGAGGAATTCACTGTCACCGAGAGTCAGGCTGAGTACGTAGCTGGCACCGACTTCGACATCGCCAACAGCCGCTTGATCGACGTGATCAATGTTGTGCTTGAGCGCAATGGTGTCGATACCCCGATCTCATTTATGTCGAGAGCTGAGTTCATCGACATCCCTGAGAAGGACATCGAGGGCAGGCCAGACCGCATCTTCATCGACAAGCAGCGGGATCAACTGGTGTTCACCCTGTGGACAGTACCGGAGAACTCCACGGACGTGATCAAGTACGACGCAGTGCGCAAATTTGAAGACTCCGACACCGCAGCAGACTCTGCTGATATTCCTTACCAAATGATGGAAGCCTTTGCCGCTGGGCTTGCCTTTAGGCTGGCAGAGAAGTACGCGCCACCTGAGCTTGAACAGGCGCTGTATGGCAAGGCAGAGATCGCTTTTCGCAAAGGCACTAACGCCGTGCGCGAGCGCGGTGATGTTCGTATCGTTCCTGTCTCTGGACACAGCCGCAGGAGAGGCGGCGCGAGAAGTCACCGATGAGCAAAACATACGCCAAGGGAACACACGCGATTGCTGAGTGCCAGCGCTCAGGGCAGAAGATGCGCTATCGCGATCTGGTTGAGGATGGTCACATCCCCGGCTTACTTGTGCATCCTGATTGGTGGGAACCCAAGCACCCGCAGGAGATACCTGTTGAGGTGACTGATCCCATTGCTTTGTATCGACCGGCACCAGAGATTTCCATTGAGGCTGGTTACGGTGACCCAGAGAACCTTGATGGCGGCACCACGCCAACCACGACCACAGCACCTGTTGCAGGCACGATCAACGCGACACTGGTAGGTGGTGAGACCAGCATTGCATTCGAGACTGCCGTTCCCTTAGAGCCATGGAATGAGTGGCTGTTTATTGAGCTTGATGGTGGCGGCTTCTTCGTGTCTCGCATTGTGGAAGGTTACGCATCGACGCACGGAGCCACGCCAGTTTACTTTCTACCGTTTACTTCACCATTCTCTGGCACTGCCACGGTTGGCAATGACTTCCATCTGGGTGAATCATGAGCAACAAAACATACGCAGAACTCACCGCTAATCTTCAGGCATGGCTCGAAGATGATGACGCTGAGTTCACTGGATCAATTGATGAGGTGATCAACCTTGGTGAGATGCGCGTATGGCGCGATCTCGACCTATCAATCTTCACCACTGAGGGCACTACACCGACTGTCGCGTCCACCGAAACCTTACTAAAACCCGTAGCTGATACCGAGTTGGTAACGTGGCAGTCGCTTTATTACGATGACTCAGGCGAGCGTGTGTGGCTCGAACTGAGATCAACCGATTTCGTCAGGGACTATCAGACGCTGGGAGCAACGGCTCCACCTAGATACTACTCTGAACAGACTGAGACCGATTGGCTTTTGGCTCCAGTCCCTGACGATGTTTACACTGTCATCACTCGTGGCACGACACGACCGGCAAAGCTGGCAGACACTCCTGCTGGCACGTGGTTATCGCTGCATCAGGACGACCTGCTCTTCAAGGCGTGTCTGGCTGAAGCTGAGGGCTTCCTCAAGTCTGATGACCGGGTGGCAATGTGTGCAGAGCAGTACGTGGCTCTGCTGCCAATTGCCAAGCGC